ATCTGTTGCTGTGGCATCTCAGGCATTTCCATTGATTCACGCTCTAATTCACCGCCAACTAGGTCGCCTGTGTCCAAAGCCGCGGCAATGGTACCCATTACAATATCTTGAATCTGCTCAGGTGTCATACCTGCTGAAACAGCACTGATTCGCTGGGTTTCAGCCTGATATGCCTTGATTTCAGCTTCAAAATTCTTACGTTCTAGGTCTTGAACTTCCACAGATTTCTGGAAATTCTGCATCATGGCGTACATTTGTTCCATTTCTTGACCCATCGCTTGAATCTGCTGTTCAGCAGCCTGCAACGCAGGGTCTTTATCGCCATTTTCAAGCAATTTCGGATCAATCGTCTTAGCCAAGCGGTCTGCCAACTCTTGAGCACCAGGCCAATCCATGTTTTTAACGAATAAATCACCTGCAACGCTCCACAACTGTGGGTTGCCTTGCAGAATCTGACTCATTGCGTCCATAGATTCTTGACGTTTGGTCATGTAGCTTGGGCCAGTGGTCACAACCACGTCGTATTTACCGACGCCTGGGTTGTAAATCTTCTCAATCAAGATGCCTGACTCCATGTCACGAATCTCTTTGACTGGTTCTGGCTGTTCTGGGTTGATTTTCACCATGTCCACTTCGCCATCAATACCTACAATACGAGCGATGCGCTCTGTATCGTAAATCTTAGGAATCATGTCCACTAATTGACGTGTAATGTGACGGATGGCACGAGCCAAGTTGTCTACGTAGTGGTAAGTGCCTGTGTCACCCTGTTTCTCACGTGCCAAAATAGCACGGCCTGAACGCTCATTACCACCAACTCCAAGGCTGGCGTCATACTGACCAGTTGTTGATTTGATGTCCTCACTTGCGCCCATTTTGGCTTGGATTAAGCCTGTCTGTGGTAGCGGTGGGGCTGCACGTTGTGGCAACGGCAATACAGCACCTGCGCCGTCAGTCACATCAGGATTGACTTCCAAATACGGCCAGTTGGTCGTGTTGGCAGTTTTCCACTGCATTTCGTAGCCTTCAAACTGACCGCCATAACCAATGAACGGTGCTTTGGGCGCCAAAGCCAACATCTCAGCTTCTTGGCTAGTCCAATAGTTGTACATACGCTGTGCATCTTTGGCGTTACGCACTAAACCAGAGATGTAGATTTGACCTTCTACTTCGAACTCGTTACCAATTACACGTACCACAGGGATCCACTTACCAGCCCATTCTTGCTCTTGCAAGACTTCAAAGCCGTTGGTTTTCATCCACATGACTTTGCGACGATCCACTTGACGACTGCGAATAGGCTTAACACCCATGCGCTTCATGTCTTTATCTTCAGGTGAACCCTCAAAAAACGAGTTGTTGCCTGGGTACAAGTTCAATGTTTCTTTTTTGTGCGTGTAGTAGAAATACTCAGCAATACGTACTGTGTTTTCATCCAGCCATTGGCTCAAGTACTGATCGCCCACACCGCTTGCAAGCATCGAACTAATAGGTGCAGCGTTAGGGTACTCACGTTCGTATTCTTCTTTGGTCAAGTCCTCAGTGATGAAGCAAAACTCAGCGTCTGCTCCTGTTGGGTCTTGAGCCATTGGATCCATGTACACACTAAAGCTGTTGCGTACACGACCAATGCGTAGGTCTTGGTCAAAGCTGTTTTCATCACAGTATTCTGTCAAAATGCGGATGTAGCCTTCGCCATACGTCACTTGGTTTTCACAGGCTGTGTCGTAGGCCACGTCAGCGTCTGACATATACTCAATATGACGAACCATGCCGTCATAGATGGCTGCGACTTGCACGTCGGCGTTGTCGTCTGCTGGGATGACTTTGCCCGATGGGCGGTTCTGACGCTGTTCGTTTGTAACCATACGAACGTGTTGCGGCAGTTTGTTAATTGTTAGGCATGGGCGCGCGTTGATGGTTTGACCTTGCACTGAGCCACGGGTCTGTAGCACGTCGGCTGGCCACTGCCACTGATTGTCAGGGCTGCCTGCCATAAAGCGCAAGTCGTCGAGTTCATCTTCACGGCTGTCAGAGTAAGCAGCAGTCGCCATCTTGTAGCGATGACGCATCTCAGCGAGTTTGTCGCGGTGGTCATCAGGGCCAGTAGGATTACTACCTACGTTGGCTACTTGACCTGCTTTTTTTATGCCTGTTGGATCACTCATCTAATATCCCGATCACGTCTGGTTCGCGCATCATCAATAGTTCTTCGCCGTCCACTGTGACCTTTTGGCCTGAATATTCACCGAATAGCACGTGGTCGCCGACTTTGACGTTCATAGGTTCAATACCACCTTTCGGTAATCTTTTACCTTCGCCTGCAGCCACAATGATACCGCTAAATAACTTGTTTTGGGGTAAAACTAATAGTGATGACAGCTTTTCAATATCTTGACGAATTAAAACACAATTACTTAACGGACGCATCATTTTTTGCTTTTACCTTTCGAGGCTTCACGTTTGACGGAGTACGCGATGGCGACCGCTTGCTTGACGGGCTTACCGCTTTTGACTTCGGCTTTGATGTTTTGACGGAAGGCTTCTTTGCTGGTGCTTTTTTTGAGCGGCATACTTTTTCCTTTTTAACTACGGGTTCAATAACCTGCGCCTGTGTTGATTGGCCTAAGCCTAACCATTTCAGTAATTTTTCAATCATTTTACTTGCCTTTTTTAGCAGTTTTAGCTGACTGTTTAAAGTCTTTAGCTGTTGGTGCGCCTGCACTGCCAGCCTTGCGCATTTTCTCGCCTGAGCCTGCCTTGATGCGTTCGCGCTTGGCGTGAATGTTAGCGTACAGTCCTGGTTTAGTTGCCATGTTAGCTTCCCATCCATGAGTTAGATACAGATTGCATACTAGAATAGCCACGGCGCGGTGACTTGTCAACATACTGCCTACTAGCCACAGGGAACGCAAACGTCAGAGCGATGGCATCAGCCGCGTCGGGGGATGCTAGTCCACGTGACTTCATGTCTTTCTTGCTTTCCAAGAATATTGCACCCTTACTGTCGGGTTTCATTAGCGGTGAGATGAGGTCGGTCTTGAGGTAGCGGTCGCTAGGGATGGCCGCACTGCGTAGCCAGTCGCGCATCAAACCCCACATTTCAGCCCTTTTGTTACCGTACATCATGTGATTGCTCGCTTTGTTCGCAAAGTTCACGCCTCTTACCTTGTAGCGTTGCTCTTTTAACCTATCCACCACGCCTGCACCCAGACCACCTTCGTCGATGCAGACCAAGGCTGGCTTGTATTCTTCAATGGCCTCAATGATACGACCGACTGTTTCCATCGTGTCGTCACCCTTGTGCTTTTTAAGTTCTATGATGTCACGCCCTTGGCGGATAGCAATGACTGTGGAGTCCGACCCGAAGCGGGCAGGGTCTACGCCAATCACAATGGGCGCGGATAAGTCCTTGTACTTCTCACGTTGCATGGCCTCGTCGACCACCAAACTAGAAATGAACTGATCATCACTAGCATTCGGGAATTGACCATAGACCTCAACGTGCGCCTGGGTGCTGTCTGAGCCGTATTCGTCAATGATGGACTGATAGACGTTCTTGTCCGTGCCTTCGACTGTGCGGGCGTCGACAATCTTATTCTTCCAAAAGTCGCGCTTGCCGTGGAAGGTTTCGTAGAAATACCCAGAATTGCGCCGCGGGTTCGAGAATGCCATCCAGAATCTGTTTGGCGTGTTCTCCGTGAAGAAACCCGCGGCGACTGACCATATCGAGTCGTCAATACCTGACGCCTCGTCAAATACCAATAACACCCCCGCGAAGTTATGCACACCCGCGTAAGCGTCGGGATTCTCAGCCGACCAGAGTCGACCTTCCGCACCCCAGTAGCGTGTACCCATCTTGAGATCACGCTCGACCAGTTCTGTGATCCACTTGGCTGGCATCACTCGTGTGGCTGATACTTCAAACCAATGGCTGTTAATCGCCATTGATAGCCACTTAGTGATCTCCGCCCAGGTGATAGAGCGTAGCTGCGATTCGCTGTTAGCAGACACGATGGATGTTGACCCGATGCGGGTGGACAACATCCAAATCACAATCCAACTGACTAGGGCTGACTTACCAATACCACGACCAGATGACGTTGCCATGCGAAAAGTGTTGAAGTCCACCAGCCCGTTGTTCTCTTTGATGTGCTCGGCGAGTTGCGTCAAGACCTCTTTTTGCCATTTGCGTGGTCCAGCGAAGTGTTCGAGTGGTGTGCCTTTTTGCCCCCACGGGAAGGTATACATCACCCAAGCGAGTGGGTTGTCTTTAAGCGCAGGCGACCACAGCCTGCTCATCAGTTCTTGTTCGTCTTTTGCCGAATAGATGGGTTCTTGCACTTAGGCAGCCTTTTGTTGTTGTTCCACGTGAATCATTTGATGTTGAGAATCATTCTCAAGTTTGGGCGCGACGTCGGTGATGTCGATGGCTTCAATCACTCGTTTCTGCGCATCTTCTAGCGCCTGAGTGATGGAGATGCGTTGATCAACCTCAACGTTAATCTGCTGTTTGGCTACCCAGCCGTGCTGGTGCTTCAAGATTTCAAGCGCTGCTTTAGCGTCGCCGTTTCGTGCGGCTTCGTGCAGAACCTGTGACATCTCACGCTCGCCATCAGCGCGGCCTTTGAGTTCAGCCATTTCAGCGATGGGGTCGAACTGCGTGAGTTGTCTGTATTCAGTCGGTAACATCCCTGCAGCCAAAGCGAGGGCGTCGCCTTTCAAGCCAATCTTAGCGGCGTTGTATATAGCTTCGAGCCGTCCCTCTGTGGCTTCGAGCTTACGAGGTTCATAGGGTATGGAATGAAACATGGTGTGAGTGTATCAAACTTTTGATTAAACGCAAACAAGCTATACGGCTGAGAACTTACCTGCTTGTGACGGCACCACTTAACTGGTACAGGGTGTGGCTCTAAATTCTCATGCGTATAGCTTGTCTAGTTAGTGTAACGGATTTTTTGAAAAATAAAAATAAAAATAAAAATAAAAATAAAAATAAAAAAATTGTTCGTAATAGCTCCTAGCCAAATTGACCCATGGCCCTGGGCCCCTGGGGGTATGCCTTTCAGAAAACAGCTTTTTGGTTAGTGCTTACTAACTTATAGCTAGGGCGCCCAGGTGTAAGTCATGTAGTTATGACTACGGGCGTCGCCATATTGCCGGGTGCTTTTTAGTTTTCGGATCGGGCGCCGTTAGTTTTGTAGGTCATGTTAGTCATTAGTTTTTGCATGACCTACATGACTAACAAAAGCGGGAAGGAAAAAGCCGGCAACAAAAGAGCACGGGCGCGAATGTTAGTCATGTAAGCCATGTTAGCCATACGTTTTAAATCGCTACAATAACGGGGGTGTATACCCATACAGTGTTTTATAAGTTTTTCTTGTATATATCCATAAAAATGACTACATGACTGACATAAAGGCAAAAAGCTAGATTTTAAAAGGCTCTCGCCGTTAGTCATTTCACGCCATGCCAATGACTAACCAATGACTAACCAATGACTAACATTCGCCAATTTTTACGCCGTGCAATTTCACGCCAAAACGCGCGCCTGGTAAAAATGCCGTTTTGTAAGTCATGCGCTTTTATAGGTGTTTACCCTATTTTTGATATTTATTTTCATTTTGCGCTTGATAACTGTAAAACAATTTATTACACTCTTATCTAACGGTGCACAAAACGCCGTTATTTAATAACTTTTATAGGGGTATAAAAATGCAAAAAACTACATGGCGCGACGTTTTGGGCGCTTGTCTTTTCGGTTTAATTGGCGGCGCTACTTTGGCGCTTGTATTTATCTATCGCACAAATTGGGGGGTGTAATTATGACTAAGAATGAATTTTTAGCTTTATGCGCTCAAGCGTGCATTGATCCGGCGCTTGCTTTAGAGAATGACGAAATACGCGACGCGATCCGCGCGGGCGATGCGCGCCTTGTGCAATTTTTACTAGATAACGAATTTTAAAAGGGGTTACAAAATGACAACAATTATCCATATTCAACAATCAACGCTTGACGCCATGCTATTGATCGCGGCGAAAAATGACATTCGCTATTATCTCAACGGCGTATATATCGAATGGAATAACGTTTTAACGCGTGCTGTCGGTTGCGACGGCCACCGTTTAGCCGTCAAGCAACAATTTGTAGAAGACAACGAGGGCGCCGGATCTATCATTATCCCGCGCGACGTGATCGAGCGCTTGCCTAAACGCCCTAAAAATGACGCGATCGTGAGTATCACGTGCACGGGCGTAGAAGATTCTAAGCGCTGGGCGATCGTGGCCGGCGGCGTTACGATCAATTTTATGCCGTGCGAAGATCGTTATCCGGACTGGCGCCGCGTAACGCATGGCATTAAAACAAGCGGCGAGGCCGCCGGCTTTAATCTTGATTATTTAATGTCATTCGAAAAGGCCGGCGTGATCCTGGGC